CCGAAGCACAGATCAAGCAGAAGCAATACCAAGAGCGATACCAAGAACGAACCCTAGCCAAGTACGAGAACGCAGACAGACTGACCAAGACAGAGTTAGTCGATCTGCTTCACGCAGTTGGATTCAAGGGAGAAGCCTTACGCCATGCGTGGGCTATCGTTATGAAGGAATCAAGAGGAAACCCTCTCTCCCACAACGGCAACCGAGAGACAGGAGACAACTCATTTGGGTTGTTTCAGATCAACATGGTTGACTCATTGGGACAAGATCGTAGGGACAAGTTCAGTTTGGAGTACAACGCCCAACTGTTGAACCCTGTGGTGAATGCCGAGATTGCTTATCACATGAGCAAGCAAGGCAAGAACTGGATAGCATGGAAAGGTGTTAACAATCCAGTAGTAAAGGATTGGTTAGCGCAGTTCCCTGAAGCCCAAGCAAAAGCAATAGCAAAAGCGAAAGCAAAAGCACTAGGACAAGCAACAGAGTAAGCAATAGGAGAAGCCCCGTCAGAAATGGCGGGGCTATCTTCGAAGTAACTCTACCTGGCAGCCAGGTGAGTTAGTTAGTTAGGGGAGCATAAAATGGCGGTATTTCATGATCAAGACTGGGAGCGTAGCCAGTCAATGAATGTGCAGAAGGCAAAGCCATACCACAAGCAAGAGCAGATCTCAAAGCAATACCAAAAGGTCAAGCAAGTACCTACGAAGTTACCAAAGCAACACCAGAAGGGCAAGCAGTTGGTTCAGGACGAGTTGCCCTTCAATGATAAGCCTTGGCGTGAGAGATCTCTTACTGATACTGAGATAGAAGAACTCTTTTGGGGCAAGTTAGTTCAGTTGGGCTGGAGAATTGAAACTTACGGAGACGAAACTGCCGATATCTGGGTGAACCACGTTACAAGAAAAAATGTTGTATTGCCTTGCCCTCACTGCAATAAAAAACTAGAGACAATAGTGTGGGAGTTTATTAACTCAACAAATGCTAAGAAGATGTCCGATGAGACCGAAGTTAAAAAAAGAATTGAAAGTCATGGTGGGTTTGTTTGCCAAGCCAAAGGCACACCAGAAGCATAAGCAATAGCAAAAGCCCTACCAGAAGGCAGGGCTTTTACTTTTATTGTTAGATTATTTAGGTTGGTTGTCAGTAATTAGTTTTACTTCGCAAGCATCAGTGGTGCAGTAAGCCTCACCAATAGCATCAGCAGCCATTCCAGCATATACACCAGAGAAGTCAATCGGGAAGAGTTTCATAACTCCATCGTTCTCGTAATCTTCAGCAGTGATCTGTGTGTAAGGCATTTGAGGGTAGACATGGTTACCACTAGGCAAGAATGAGACAGTCTTAAGTTGACCATCGTACATATGCAAAGCCGTACCAATAGCCGAGGACTCTGTCTCTGGATCAAAAGAAATTGTTACTGAGACTGAGTTATCTGACCAGTAGCGTTGAGCAGTAGCAGCAAGTGCCATCTTCTCGTAGATACTTACATCCTTCTCACTTCGCTTTGCAGCAGACTTGATTGGGAAGAAGACAACCGAAGTCGTATCAGGAGACTCACTAGCAGGTTCTACTCTGTAGTTAGCAAGTTTGAATAGTGGAAGCATTGGATCGTTGTTTGCAAATCGAATTGCACGATTGAAGTACTGACCACCTACAGTCCAGTGAACTCCTGGAGATTCTCCAGCAAGGATTGAGACTGTTCCTGATGGCTTGACTGTGGTCATCTTGATTGACTCACGGATACCAAGCCACTCGGAGTAGTTGGTGTCGTATGACTTGATGGTCTTGTAGCCTTCATCCATCCACTGACGCAGAACTGGAAGTCCCTTGTTATCTGCAAAATTTGCTACACCAGATACAGATGTACCAATACGGCGGTTACGCTGCATGATTGCATTGGTCTCTTCCCAATGAGTTGGAAGAAGAGTCACAGTCTTTGCATAGAGATAGGCAAACTTTAATGTGCGCTTGAAATCATCGAGGTCTGTGTGGCGGTTCAAGTAAGTCTCAACCAAGGTACAGCACTCGTATGACTCTAGTGACTGCTCGGCGCAGGGGTTGTACCCTGCGATACGCCAGTCCTTGTTGTTGATTGGATCAGAAAGGCGACCATACTGCTTAGAGATGTCCATCCAGATCACTCCTGGCTCACCGTTTCGAGCAATGCCCTCAATGATCTTGTCTAAGTCATCTCCTACATTGACAGCCACGGAGTTGTTAGACATCCATCCATGAGTCATACGCTCTGGATACTTCTCGTAGTTCTTTAAGTTCAAGAACTCCTCATCATCAATACGACCAATGAGTAGTTCAGCAGAGCGACGGACGTTTCCAGATACAACACATACACCGATCATGTTGCCGATGTCTGCAATGTCACGACGAGTTAACTTCTGACCAGCACGATCTTTAAATAGTTCACTAATGTACTGGTGCAGTTTGATTAGCGGGTCTGCTCCTGCTGCGGTTCCACCAAAGGTACGGATTGGTTCACCCGCTGGACGGATCGCTTCGTAATTAAATACTGGAGCCTTCGTATCTGGCTTGAGGTAGGAATTGATGAGGGAGGCTGTTGCTTCGACCCAACCCTCTCTGGTGTCTGGGATGTCATAGGTAGTTTCTCCTTGTGGTGCATAGATAGTGAACTCCTTGTCTGCTCCCCTGTCATCAAAGCCAACGCCCACTCCGAGCATTGATGCCTCCATCAGGAATGCAAATGGTTTGGCTGGATCTGTCTTGACCATAGAACCAGTAGAGACAAAGGCACAGTTCTGCAATGCTGCAGAGTTACGTTGCTCATTGACTAGTGGAGTTCCCATTACCCATAGACCTCGTCCAGGCGGTGTCCACTTCAGATTCCATAAGCGATCGAATGCCTCTTTAGCCGAGGCTGCTGCCTTTGCATCAGACCATGGCAAGCGGTTCGTCTTTGCGTGATCCTTCTGTAATGAGTACATGCCATTGATGACTCGCTCACATACATCAACCCACGTCTCTTTCGTACCATCTGCCTTGAGGCGAGAATAGGTACGTAAAAAAGTTATCTCTCCAACCGAGTTTCCCGCTGCATCTTGATAACCAAACGGCGCCTTCTTTGGGCGGTATGGTCCGATGAAGTCCTCAGTAAGTTTGAAAGATAATGTTGTCATAACCCCTACCATTTCTATAAATGTCTAAATACCCCTCAGTGGGTTGCTTAGTATTGCGCTTGAGAACCTATCATGTATATGCTAACTTTGCGAAGTACTAATAGAAAAAGAAAATGGTCAACTACGGGTGAGATATGGTTCACACCCTGTTAACTGCTGTTATCAGATAAGTTAGTCTTCGATTGCTTCAGAGATAATCTTAGTAACGGTCTCTTCACGAATAGGGTTGGGGAACTCTTTAAGAGCCTGAGCACGATCTCCAAAGATTGCAGAGAGAACTCCACCAGAGGATTGACGACTTGCGGTGATCTGAATGAACTCTTTATTCTGATCCATCTCATTGACATTACCCACTAACTTAAGCAGGCGATCGATCTCTTGAGAAAGATTTGGATCTGCGTATCCTCCATTCATTTCCTCAGCAAAACGCATAAAAGCAACTCTCTGCCCCTGCATTTCAATAATTGCAGTCAGTAATGACTTGAGTTGATCCTTTGTCTTTACCTCTACTGGAAGATTAAATGCACAAGTATTTTGTGGTTTGAACGCTGGACAGTTGGATGCAACGAAGCAGGTATCGCATTGGCGAAGGGAAGTCTGCTGTGTCTGAACAACAGGAACATCTCTTAAGATGTCTTTGCCATCATCATCAGTTTCAACTACAGTCTTCATTTTGAACCCAAAGACAGGTAAGTTTGTCATCTCTTCAGGGGCTCTTTCTACTGCTCCACTACGCTCCACTTTCCCCCCATCTGCTCCACTGTTATCAGACGTGGAGAGTTCTAATCCCATCAACCCCGTCATAAACTCATCGCTGTTATCAGATAAGTTCTTGTCTTTACCACCATCAATGATGTGGAAGTTGGGGGTCTTCTTGTCCATGGATTCCTCTAGTTTCTTGTATGACCAGACAGCAACTCTAGTTGCTTCAAGGGTACTATCTTTGACAAACTCTAAATAGTCTAGTCCAGCCTTCTCTACGATGTTCTTGTAGCGAGGGCGGGCTTGGTCTTTCATCTTCTTGGGATAGCGTACTAGACGTGCTCCATCCCAGATGATCGTCTCACCTCTACGCATAGGCGATAGCCATGACAATGTGCTGGCTGTGACAAATGGTATGGATCTTAGGTTGTCTGGCTTGGCACATCCGAGGGCGTGATAGTTGACCTTGAATTGGTTGGAGTAAGTCCTTGTTACGGCGGCCAGGTTAGTTACTGACTCAATCTCGTCATGCGGTATAGCCACATTGTGGAACTTTTTTGACATCTCTGCCAACTTACTCTGTCCATACTCTTCATGCCAGATGACCCATAGTTTAGGGTCGTTACTGAAGAAGGGACGCTGCGCTTCTATCCATTCAAGGCCGAGTATTTGTGAGTCAAACTCAAGGAAGCCTTCAGCACGATCTGCATTGTTGACAAGGAACTCTTGATAGTCAGCGGCCAAGTCAATAAGTTCCTCACGAGATAGCCCTGCCTTGTCAGCCTGTGACGCCCCTGACTCGATGTAGACCTTGGTCTCTGGATCAAAGTGCTCGCTTATAAGCCAAATCTTAGTCTTTGGCAGACCACGTTTACGAAGACCCCAAAAGTTGAGTCCCATCGACTCAACCTTCATGCCTTCTAGCAAGGTGCGGTTAGAACCAACCTCAACCCCTGAGAAGATAAGTTTAGTCATCCCAGAACTCTAGTTCCTTGGGGTTGGCTGCTTCTTTAGATTTAGCAAGGTTGACTCGGTTGATGGAGTTTTCAATATCAGACCATTGACGAACCTTCTTAGGTGCATCAGGGCGACGCTCTACTGCAAGAAACCCTGGGTTCATAAACATAACGGCAGGAATACCTTGCTCTTCAAAGACCCATGCACACATAGAAGGATCAGAGTCCACGTACATCTCAATCGGTGCACGAGAACGGCTTAAAATAAACTGGCGCTTCTTTAAGTCTTCGCCTTCTAAATGGTACGAGTAATCAATCAGATCATCGTAGTTGATAATTCCATGAGAGTTAAGCCAGTGCTCTGCATCTTCTTTCTTGCGAGAGGTTCTAATAGCCACTCGATTATTGATGTTAAGAGCATAGTAGAGCATGACTCCTGCTCTGATTGGATCGCCTGAGTCTGAACTTAATACGCCGTCTAGTGATAGTAGTACGTTAATGATTACTCCTTGGGTGGTGTGTTCCTTGGTGGTAGTTCGACATTTGGATGATAACCCCACTCGTTTATAGAGTTAGCGTCGTTCCAAAGGTGTGCTGCTCTAGCACTCGTGCTTCTTATCTTAAACTCACCATTTAAGTTTGAACGCCCATGCTCTAATGCGTATTGTCTGGAGGGAGTTACCCAATCTCCAGGGTTAATCCCACCTCGTGGCGCACTCTTTGGAACCGCTCTATACACTGTTACAAGTTGACGAGGACGATTTTTTGCAAACTGTACTGCGGAAAGTGATTGATGAGCGCCTGTTTCTCCTCCAGAACTTACATAATGATGAGGGTTAGCATAAAAATCTTTAGGATACATTCCGTTTGCAGTAACATCGTGCATTGGAGCACCAAACTCTGGGCTGGGTGCTTCGTGACTTCCTTTGTAGTCTTCGCTCATTGTGGATTCCTATACGTTGCTGCTCTCCTGATTAGCGTTTGTGTGTCTGGTAGATCAATTCCGTACGTCTCTTCTGCTTGCTTGTCTTTGTACTCTTTCCAGTAATCGTGCATCTGTCGAAGCGCTGGTACTGTTCCGTACTTCTTACCTGCTTGCCAGCGGTAGTTGTACACATCAGCATACCCACCACCACTAGGGCTGAAAG